GCAAACCTAGAATGGTTACTATCATTTAAGGAAGTTGTACTGTGGTTTGACGATGATGATCCAGGACACCAAGCAGTAGAAGACGTTGCTGACTTGTTTAAACCAGGTCAATTAAAGATCATTACACAAAATGGTTTCAAGGATGCTAATGAATTATTAGTATCGAAGGGTAAGTCCGCAGTTGTATCTGCATCTTACTCTGCAGAACCATTACGTATTGATGGTGTAGTAAATGGTAAAGACTTATGGGATCTAGTATCCAAGGAAGAAGTCTTTGAAACTTATGAGTACCCTTTCCCTATGCTGAATGAAAAGTTCAGAGGTTTAAGAAAAGGTGAACTCGTTACATTTACTGCTGGATCTGGGGTCGGAAAGAGCACGATAGTTAAAGAGATTACTTACCATCTTATGATGAAAGAGAAACTCAGCATCGGTTACGTTGCACTTGAAGAAAATGTTAAGCGTAGTGCATTGTCATTTATGGGAATGTATTTAAACAAACCATTATTCTTTGAGTTCGGAAGTGTTCCAATGGAAGACAAGAAGAAAGCATTCGAAAGTACCTTAGGCACTGGAAGGATGTATCTTTATGATCACTTTGGTTCACTCGATGAGGATAACTCACTTAAGAAACTACGACTAATGATTACACAAAATAATGTGGACTTCATTGTCTTGGACCACGTAAGTATTGTTGTCTCTGGTAACAATGATGGTGATGAAAGGAAGGCTATCGATGCTCTGATGACTAACCTACGTAGTCTTGCTGAGGAAACTCAAGCAGGAATCATAGTTGTCTCACATTTAAGACGACCACAAGGTGACAAAGGTCACGAAGATGGTGCAAATGTATCACTCTCTCAGTTGAGAGGATCGGGTGCAATTGCTCAACTATCTGATGGTGTCATAGGTGTAGAGAGGAATATGAGAGATGATGATTTTAGTAATCACGTTAAGTTACGGGTACTAAAGAATCGTTTTGTAGGTGATGTTGGCCTTGCAGATACTCTGGTCTACAAAAAAGAGACTGGCAGAATGTCTGTCGTAGAAGATGACTTTATTGAGGGAGAATTTTAATGTTGTTATTTGATTTGGAAACAGATGGATTCCTGGAGGACGTGACAAAGATACACTGTGCTGTAACTTATGACACTGATACTCAGGAGTACAAACGTTACCGACCTGAAGACATTGATACATTAATCGATGATCTAAAAAGTGCAGATAGTATCGGAGCACACAACGGTATTAACTATGACATCCCCGTAATAGAGAAACTCTATGGGATAGATTTATACAAGGAGTGTAAGGTACTAGACACTTTTGTTCTTAGTCGCATTGCATACTACAACCTTATGAACCTCGATGAGGGTAACAAAAGTTTACCTCCAGCGGTGAAAGGGTCTCACAGTTTGAAGGCGTGGGGTATGCGACTAGGTGAGTACAAGGGAGAGTATGGTTCTCAAGATAATGCTTGGGATACTTTTAATGAGGAGATGTTAGATTACTGTGAGCAAGATGTTAAGGTAACAGTAAAACTATACGAACGTTTATTGAAAAAGAATGTCCCTGACTCAGCACTCGATGTTGAGCAGGACTTCGCTTACATTATTAATAGACAGTCACGTTATGGTTGGTACTTTGATATTGAAAAAGCACAGTTTCTACACGTTGAACTTAACAAACAAAAAGAGGCAATCGAAAAAGAGTTAGAAGAAACTTTTAAACCTCTTAAAGATTGGGTAGCAATGAAAGAAGTACCACAATATAGAATTGATGGTGTTGAGAGTAAGAACTATCTCAATCAAGTTAAGAAGGGAGCACATCGTGATCCTAAACTAGGCTGGGGAAGATGGGAGGAGACTTGGTTTAATCCATCAAGTAGACATCACATCATTCGCTGGATGAAAGAAGTGTACAACTGGGATTCACCTAAGAAGACTGACAAAGGTACACCTATTATTAATGAAGACACGCTAAAGAACTGTGATATTCCTGAGGCACAATTACTCAGAAAATACTTTTTATTACAAAAGGTATTGGGTATGTTGGTTGAAGGGGCGAACGGTTGGTTACGTTTAGTCAAAGATGATAATAGGATACACGGTCAAGTTAACACCTTAGGTGCAGTCACTGGTCGTTGCACACACAACAAACCTAATGTTGCTCAGACACCAAGCAGTCGTGCTTTTATGGGTAAAGAATGTAGACAACTGTTTACTGTTCCCGAAGGTAAAAAGATTGTAGGTGTTGATGCATCAGGTTTGGAATTGAGAATGCTTGCACATTATATGGCCGCCTTTGATGGTGGTGCTTATGGTGAACAAGTAGTTAATGGTGATATTCATACGATTAACCAAGAAGCAGCTGGTCTACCAACTAGAGACAATGCTAAAACTTTTATCTATGGTTTTCTCTATGGTGCAGGGAATGCAAAGATAGGAAGTATTGTAGGTGGGTCTCAAAAAGTTGGAAAAAATTTAAAAGAGACTTTTTTAAAAAGGATTCCAGCATTGGCAAAACTTACTAAAGCTGTCAAGAAGTCAGCTAGTAAGGGATTCCTTCTTGGTTTAAACAAAAGAAAGTATGAGATTCGTAGCGATCACGCTGCACTTAATGTATTACTACAGGGTGCAGGTGCATTAGTTATGAAGTATTACCTAGTCGAACTAGACAAAAAGTTACAAGAGACTATGACTCCAGGTAAGGAGTACGAGTTCATTGGTAACATTCACGATGAGGTTCAGATAGAAGTAGATGAAAACAAAGCAGAGATCGTAAAAGAAATTGCTGAGTCTACATTTGCTGATGTTGAAAAACTTTTGAACTTCAGAGTTAAGTTGGAAGGTGAGGCTAAAATTGGGAACACTTGGTATGATACACATTGATATTAAACCACTCAGTACCAATGATATGTATGGTGGTAGAAAAGTTAAATCTTATAAGTACAAAAACTATGAGAGAAAACTACTACCACTATTACCTAATGATTTAGAGATACCGAAAGGTAAACTTCAATTATTTATAGCAGTAGGTCTTAGCAGTAAACTTGCTGATTTGGATAACGTACTCAAACCTTTTATTGATTGTCTGCAGATGAAGTATGCATTTAATGATAAGCATATTTATATGTTGACTGCATCAAAGACTGATGTAAAGAAAGGTGAAGAGTTTATTGAATTTAGTTTGGAGGGAGTATGAACAAGCAGATCGGGGGAGACCACTATAACCTATCGATACAACCAATTGATTTCATTATGCATAATGGTTTTGGTTATTGCGAAGGTAACGTGATCAAATATATAAGCAGACATCAAGATAAGAATGGTGCTGAAGATATTAAGAAGGCCATTCACTACTGTGAATTTATTTTGAAACACGTGTACGGAGAGGAGAATGACACAAAATGAATTACTTTATTATATAAATGACAAGTTTAATTTATCTGTAGAAAGTACTGATGCGGATCAGTTTTGCTGCCACGATGCAAACAATATTAAATACGTTGTGGAGCTGAAGTGTAGAACTGCACATTATGATGATCAGTTTATAGAGAAAAACAAATGTGAAAGCAATCACGAAGAAAGAGATTTTCTATATATTGTGTCAACACCTAGGGGTGTCTATGGTTGGGACATTACTAAATTAGTCAACGAAGGTTACGACTTCCAATGGGAAACTAGAAGCTTACCTGCAACAACAACATTCAGTAATAGACAATTCATAGATAAAGAGGTTGGTTACTTACATATAGATAATGCTCATTGGAGAGGGAATTATGATTTCATTGATTGATGGCGATAGCATCGCTTATAAATATGCGAGCATCTATCAAGACACTGTGATCTGGGATGATAGTGACGAGGACAATATTGTTGCCTCAGTTTCTACAGACCTAGAGACAGCACTCGAAGAGATGGATTATTTCATAGAAGGTATTAGAGATCACACAGATACTGATGACTCAGTTATCATTCTAAGTCCTAAGAAATCTTTTCGTTATGATGTAACACCTACATACAAAGGTAATCGCAAACCACCTAAAGTTCCTCTGGAAATGTTGCTGCCAATTCGAGAGCATTTACTAGAGAAGGGTGCATTACTATTTGATAATGTAGAAGCAGACGATGTATGTGTTAGTCGAATGTATAAAGAACCAGGTAAGTATGTCCTATGTCACATTGATAAGGATCTTAATCAAGCACCTGGGAAACACTACAACTATAACACACAAGAATCCTACGAAGTAACACAGGAAGAAGCAGACTACTGGTTCTATCTACAAGTACTTGAAGGTGATAGTGTTGATGGTGTCAAAGGTTGTCCTAAGATCGGTAAGATTAAAGCAGCCAAGATATTAGCAGCAACAGACCCTAAAGATTACTGGGAGGTAATCGAAGAGACTTATGATAAAGCTGGTATGACATATGAGTATCTGATTGAACAAGCACAACTAGTTTATATGCTACGTGACTTTGATGAAGAGACTCAACAAGTAAACTTATGGACACCAACAGGAGTAAAGAATGAAACCAAAGTATAAAGTAAAAGATGTACAGGTTGTACGTACACAAACAGGTAAAGGTAAAGATGCTGAAGTAATTGAGTACACTGAGATACTTGTTGTTGATGACACAGGTAAAGAAATACCTATGAGATTTGGAGGTCGTTATGCGTAGTCTATTTGCAGCACTACTATTAATATCAAGCTCAGCTTTTGCAGCTAATCCTAATCCTTATAATTTTCCAGCACCTAAGAGTGACATTACTATGGAAGTACATAAGAATAATATGGCAGACAGCGTAGAGATCTTTCGATGCAAGTCTGTTTACTTATGTCATTTATATGTAAAACAACAAGAGTATCGTGGTGCAACCAATGCTTGTAAGACTATTACAATCAAACGTAATGGTAGGCCAGTGTGGTTTAAGAGGTACAACTAATGGATAGCTGGCGTGAGTTACAGAAAAACTCTTACATCTCTTGGGTTAGGAAGTATGAAACGGAGAAAAAGAAACGAATCGAGATCGAGCAGAAGTACGAAAAACTTATTGAAAGAATTAAAGACCTTGCAATGGAAAGGTACTACTACGAAAGATTAGCTGAAGACCAAGAGTGGGATGAAGAGCGAATGGATGTCATAGGACAAAATGGTAATACAGGAGAGCATTACCAATATGAACTATGGAACTATGCTAGTGAAGAAAGATTTAAGGAGGACGATAATGCAACCGTGGAAGACGAGCAGCCCAGTAAAGATCAAACCGAAACCTAAGAAAGAAGAGGAAAAGAAAGATGATTCGAGCAAGAGTAGTTCATAGTGATGGACGTGATGAAGTGTATGATGGTGTAGTTAAGATCATTGAAGCAATGGACAAACTACTTATTTACACTCAAGATCAAACCTTTACTATTTATACAGATGAAGTTTTGTTTACACAATTCTGGGATCAGGGGAGCGAGTAATGAAAGATTATCTAGATAAGAAAATAGATCACTTCTTATCTGAAGATAATACTACACTCGAAACTAATGAGCTTAAGGAATTGATAGGAGATATTTATATATCATTAAGATTAATCTGTTTAGAGAAGGATTTATTTTTAGATGAGTGCGTAGCATTAGCCTACGACAAAAGATTTGGAGAGAAATGATGGCGATAGAAACCGTATATCTATTAATGCTATTTGTGGCTATCGGAGGTGGGTTTGCATCCTACCTTTATAGTAACCATAGATATGAGAGAGGTATCATTGATGCCATACAACTACACAATGAGGGACGTTTGACATATAAAAGTTATATGGAAGGCGAAGTTGAAATGATAGATATAAGGATTAAGCCAGATGAGGAGTGATTACTTAGGGATCGTAATTGATCGCAAGAAAGACAAGAAGATGTCTGACCAAGCAAGAGACTTGGTGACTAATTATTATTTACGTGGTAAAGAAAAATCACCACAAGAAGCATACGCTAGAGCTTGCTTAGCTTATAGCGGAGGAGATAAGAAACTTGCTCAACGTTTATATGATGCTGTTAGCAGTGGCTGGTTTATGTTTAGTAGCCCTATCCTTAGTAACGCTCCTGCCCCAGGTGAAAAGCCAAGAGGACTTCCTATTAGTTGTTTTCTTAGTTATGTTGCTGACGATCTCGATGGTCTTATTAAACATCAGTCAGAGTTGGCTTGGTTAAGTGTTAAAGGAGGGGGAGTAGGAGGACACTGGGGTGATGTTCGACCCGTATCGGACAAAGCTCCAGGCCCAATTCCATTTATTAAAGTAAGCGACTCAGCGATGACCGCTTATAAACAAGGACAAACTAGAAAAGGAAGCTATGCTGCGTATACTGACATCTCACATCCAGACATTATTGAATTCATCAACCTTAGAGTCCCTACTGGAGGGGATACTAATCGCAAGTGTTTTAACATTAATAATGCTGTCAATATTACTGATTCCTTTATGGATTGTGTTATCAATGATAGTCCTTGGAGTCTTACTGATCCAAGTAACGGTGAAGTCCGTGATACAGTACGTGCAAGAGACCTTTGGCAAAGACTCCTCGAAGTAAGATTTAGAACTGGTGAACCATATCTAAACTTTATCGATGAGGCCAATCGTAAACTACCACAACCTTTAAAAGATAAGGGACTTAAGATTCACGGTAGTAATTTATGTAATGAGATTCACTTACCTACAGAGAAAGGACGTACTGCTGTATGTTGTTTGTCTTCTGTTAACCTAGAGTTGTTTGATGAGTGGAAAGATACATCACTAATATCAGATTTAATTACGATGCTAGATAATGTACTTACACAATTCATTGAACACGCACCTCAAGAATTAGCAGCAGCTACTCACTCAGCATTCCAGGAACGTTCCTTAGGTCTAGGTGCAATGGGTTTCCATTCATACTTACAATCTAAGAATATTCCTTGGGAATCTGCACAGGCTACTGGACAGAATTTAAAGATGTTTAGGTTAATTAAAGATCAAGCAGAGATGGCAACACAAGCTTTAGCTGCAGAACGTGGAGAATATCCTGATGGTAAAGGAAGCGGAAAACGTAATAGTCATCTTCTTGCTATCGCTCCTAATGCTAATAGTAGTATCATCTGCGGTACT